TACGGATTTATTACAGATGTTTCGCAAAGTGGCACAAGTGCAGTATAAGAGAATTCAAGGCATTGCCAATGACCAAGAGTTTTTACAAAAAGAATTTGCTTTCCCAGAGGTATTAACGACCATTCAGGGTTACTTTAATGAAGTGCAAGAGCAATCCATGAAGCGTATCTTGCAATACTTTATCATTCGTCAATTATGTTTCCCGGCCCGACCAGAGTATGCACAGGCGAACGTCTTAGTATTAAACAATGTGACGGTGGCGGGTGATCTTGTGAAACTCTTTACGGGCAAAGTATATGAGGACATTCGTGCCTGGATGGATGGTCGTTTATTTAACACTCAGATCAACTTTGTGGAATATATGGGTAAGATGCGCGAACAAGAGAATCTATCAAAACTAAATTTAATTGACCAAATGACACCGGAAGAGCGCAAGGTCTATGTGGATAACAAGAAGTTGGGTCTAACAGAGGTCAATGATTATTTGGAGCGTTTTAGAGAACAACAAGAAGAGCGTCGTGGTCGGGAGGAAATAGATGATCCTTATGAGCGCGATGGGGAAGATGAATATTACCCGCACAAGGGTGAGAATGACGATGAAGTAAATCCCGATGACTTTGGAGACACCGAATACTAATGCGTTCGGTGGCGGTGAGGCCGAATACTAATGAGTTCGGTGGCGGTGAGGCCGAATACTAATGAGTTCGGTGGCGGTGAGGCCGAATACTGATGAGTTCGGTGGCGGTGAGGCCGAATACTGATGAGTTCGGTGGCGGTGAGGCCGAATACTAATTAGAGATAGCCGGCAGTGGTGCGAATTTTATTAATATTTTCAGCAGCCATGTCTTTTAATTGAGCACCCGTGTATTCTGCTTTGGTCACAGATTTGACCCGACCCGAGAATTTGGGACCAATAAAATTGGCATCGGATAAATCTTCGTTGGTATTAAGAACATCATTGCCTTGCACAGGGAACATAGCAATCTGGTCTTCAAATATAATACCTTTCACGCGGGCATCCATTATAGTCACTTTCCATCCTTTATTTTTCTCAACAAGGACAATAAATCCGACATGCTTTCCATGGTATTTTGCTTCACGATAGAAGATAGCATCAATGTATAATAGATAATTATCAGGAATCTTCTTATGCACTTGGTAGGACACGAGACGGTCATGCACCATCTGAATGGGGTTAATAATCTGTAAGGTGCCATCGGGTAAATCAAAATGCACGGAATTTTTCATGGAATTATAGATAAATTTGGTTGCTTCAGTATAGGCATTTTCAACCTGAGCGGGTAATGTCCGATTCAGGGGTTGCTCCTCTGTATAATCATTCTTTACCAAGCACACAGAGTCCTTATCCAATTGGAATGTATGTCCGAGCGCCGCGTTATACATATCATCCTCTAATTCATAATTGTATGCTTTCTTGTAGCGAAAGTTTAAATTCTGCACTAGATTGCTATAGATCGGATGGCGATCCCGAATATCATTGCTTTGGTTGCTATATTTGAGGGTCGCGTTATAGCCTGGGTAAGAGTCTTCAAATCCTTCAGGATAGAATTTGACTTTAATAAAAAACCCGATAAATACTAGGATTAATATAATTAAAAGCCAGTAATTCCAGTATTTTAACATAAGGTTCTATACATTATTCAGGTAAAAAAATCGTCGTAGGTAACTTTGCCTCTTTGCGCGCATCGGTATCCGAAGGAAATGCATAATCGGCAGATTTTAAGAGGGTATATGTCGCATTTGGATTCTTACTCTGTAATTCAACCAAGCGTTCCTGGTCTTCGCAACACATGGTCTCTTTAGGATTCTTGCATTGATAACAGAATGGAGCATACGGGTCTTTATCCACATATTTCGTATAGCCTACTCGTAATACGCCGAGGGGCATTTCACAGGTTCCATCTTTGAGACAGCCACCTCGTTGGTTTGGATAATTTTTATTGGCTTGATAGAATGGGCAATCCTTATTGGTAAGGCATTTTTTATCCCATACATTTGCATTATTCTTTGGTTCGCCCACATTATCGTAAGGAGATTCACATAGTAACTTTGAACGAATGGTTTCATCCCCAAAGCATTTAAAATCTGCGTCGGTATATTCTTTGGATAATTTTAGGGAGGTAATAAATGTTTCAGCAATATTAAGGCGCGAATTATAAACCGCGGCAGTCACGGCGGCATTTGTAGTGTTCGCTGCAGTTTTCTCTGCTGCGGTGGGTGGAGTAATTGCCATCATGGTAGAAGGCAAATTTACCAGCAGTTGTTGTGTGGTCAGAAATGTGAGCACCTTATTTTTATTTTGCACTCTACGATTAAATCCAAATAGATCGTCTATAAGTATATTTTCTTTTTCAAGAGACGGATAACTAATTCTTAGGCGTTCAGTATCAATGTCTTTCCAATCCAGTATCGCTACATCTTGAGGAGCAATTAGTTTGGAAAGAGGTGATTTGGGAATGATATAGAGAATGAGTAGATCTATGTCATTAAAGACTTCATTTAAATTGTCTAATTTATCCAGACCGATGGGTGCTACCTTCGCATGCGTTCTATAACCAAATAAAACGGACTTGATTAAATTGGATTCAATCCGATCAACGAATCCAATTTTTCGGTTGGTCCAGTCAAATCCGCACTGATAGTCAGGTGCTTTTTGAGGACTGGTTAAAATGCAAAAAACGCCTTTGGGTAGTTTGCTAGATGTAAGGGATTGACCATAATCATTGTAATCTTTTGGATCCAAGATTATTTGTTGTGGATTTTTATAGAGAGTCAATGGCTGACGATTCACCAGTTTAAATATGACATAGTCCCAGGCTTTATAGGGCATATCAATCAGATTTCCTTTTATATTCAGATTTAATCGTTGTGAGGTCAAAATAGTGGTTGGTTGCGGTTCTTGAAATGATTCGCGTGACCGATAGACATAATAAAATGTAAAACAGAGCAACGCAACAATGATGATATTTATAATTTTTTCACCCATTACTAATTAGGAAGAAAGTTTATTTCATGACTTTAAAGTAGTCAGACTCCATAATATCCATGATTTTTCTCAGTTTTAGATGGTCTTGCCACACGGGTTTGTTGATGATAACCATGGACGAGATCTTCTCGGAGAGGGTATATTCTACATTTACTTTACCATGATCAACGATTGCTTTAAGGAGGGCGCTAATACGCTCATTCTCATCGGTTGAGTTAGGGTTATAGCCATAGAATTCCAGAGAGATCAGATGCGGGCGAGGGTAGTTAGATTTGATCTTGAGAGGCGGCGGGTTATCCTGACGAATCTTCTGAGTGCGCTCCAGCGTGTGTGCTGGCGGAGGGGGTGTTGTCTGAGACTGTGTCTGTAGCACAGCGAAATCCGTCTCTAGGTTGGTATTATAGATCGTCAGCTTGTTTGTGCCATTTTTGCCCTTATAGATAATGATCAGAGCGCGCAGCTTCTGAAGCACATCATAGACTGAATACTCATTGACTGCCTTTTGAAGGGCGGAATGACGGGTATAATAATCTGTATCAATTTTGTAGCCATGCTTTCTCAGACACACATTAGACTCTTTGACAGTCTTCTGTGCATCTTGGTAGGTCATTGGCTCAGTATTACGCGTGGTAAGCACCGGAGTGTTTATCTGGGGCGACAGCACCGGAGTGTTGGCCGGCGCCAAGGGAGTGTTTAGCACCGTCACAGGGCGGTTTAGTGGGTAGGGAATTGGCACACCACCGAAAGGAGTAGGCAGATGTTGATAGCGAGGCGGCGGCGTGGCAGGGCGCTCTACCGCCTTCGCAGCGGCCAGCTTGGCCAGGAATTTTTGAACCACCTTTAGATTGTCGCCCATATCCTTGCAGCTCTTTAGCACCTCAGCGATATCAGTCATCTCGTCGGCGTAAGCGTTCAGGTTAGCGATGTTCATGTTGGCGGCCATTGTGTATCGTATATATGAGTTATAGCAATGGTATAGAAGCCATTTCAATTTTTATTTTGTAATCCTAAAGTAGAGTAAAAAATATGTTTATCAACCGTTGGCAAATCGCATTAACCCTGTATTTAATCATTGCACTTGTATTAATATATTTTAAACCCGCAATGATGTTTAGTCCTGAAGGCAATGTGAAACATTGGAGCTCTGAAAATACAGAAACGACCAGTGTATTTTCCTTAGTGATCGTATTCCCAGTTCTTTCTCTCTTATGTTATTACTTAGGGGTTTGGATAGAATTACTGCTAGCGTAATTATGTTTGTTCCAAAGACATTGGACGATTTAATTGGTAATAAAATTAGCATCGATTATGTCTCAAATTTTTTAAAGAATATCCAATCCAACGATAAACTATTAATTATTGGCCCATCTGGTGTGGGAAAAACAATATGTATTGAAATGCTGGCCAAAGAATACAACTACGAACTGATTAAAATAGACAGTATGAATTGTGAAAACTCAAAGGACTTTCTAGATCGCTTACATAAATTACATCAATGGAAAGATATTTCTTCATATCAAGAGGATAACATAACCAAAAAACGAATTCTATTAATTGATGAATTAGAAACCCTGATTAAGATTGATCGCAATATACCCTCTTATCTCATTAAATATTGGAATCAAATAGAGACACATTTGCCTTGCATTTTGGTGGGACAATATGATGCAGAAAAAAAGATAGGTGACCTTAAAAAATTATGCACCATGGTACATTTTTATCGTATCCAGGAGACCGATTTATTCTTATACTTTAAGAAACGTATTCCAAAAAATAAAATTAAACTGGTGGATTTGATGACGATGGTAGAATCATCCAATGGAAGTATTTATGCAACGATTCAAATGGTTACTCAAAAGTTAAAGAAAAAGAGTAATGCCTCATGCAATGTGGATTGTCAAGATAAGGCGCTGATTATAGAAGACATATTTAAATACGATTCCTATGAAGATATTTATAATACGCTCATGGATGATCCATGGATTCATCCGCTCAAAATTTTAGAAAATGCTCCAAAACTCTACCCAGATTATGAACACTTTTTAAAAGACTATTTGGTATTTGAGGAATGGATTTATCATGAGAAAATCTATAATGAATACCCAATAGGATATCTTTCTGAAGTGATATTAATAAATAATCAGCAAATACCGGAGTCTAAGAAGCGGAGCATTCAGATGGACTTTACAAAATTATTAAGCTATATGTCGACACAAAAAAAATTACATAGATTGTTATACGAAAAAATACCTCATCAATTTTCTATTTCGGATATTGGGTATTATTGGGTTCATCAAATGAAAACAAAATAATTTCTGTCAATACAATAATAGAAGTATGGCAGATTCAGCGAGCAGCCCACAAGCAATTATTGCTGAGAAAACAAGTGCTGCAGTTGATAAAGTTGCAGGTGTAGCGTCCAGTGCGGCGGCGGCAACACAAGAAGTGGCTACCGCAAGCGTTGAGTCGGTAAAGAACTTTAGTGCGAAATATGGAATTACGGTATTCTTCTCAATTCTCATTTCCGCTGCTATTTTATTTACAGCCTACTTCTTGTATGTCTATATTTCCGGTATTTTAGCGAACAAGATTGTATGGATTATCCCTGAGACAAAGGTACCTGTGCTTTGTAACATATACACCCGGGCATCTGGTGATGGTATCCCCACAACGCTCAATGGTGCGCGCATGACCTTTATGTTCTGGATATATATCAATGATATTAACCAATATTCTGGAACTAACTATCGTCATGTGCTTCATCGGGGTGAAGAAGACCCTGCTACTTCTTCTCCGTTGGTTATGTTGGATAAAAAGGTCAATAAGCTCTATATACGTTTTACCAGCACTGATGCAGCCACCGTTGATCCGACCACCAGCATGAGATGGAACGATATTATCCTAAATTCTAAAAAGAGTATTGCCCCTCCTTGCATAGCAGCTGTTTGCACTGCAGATGAGACAACTGCTATTAACGCGGTTACCGATGAACACGCCATTATCAAGGACTTATCCACCCATGGTATCATTGTGGATTATGTCCCTCTACAGCGCTGGGTGCATGTCGCAGTTGTTGTCAATGAGACGGTTAATCGGGGAAATATTGATTTATATATGGATGGTGAGCTTGTGAAAACTATTTCCTCTGCGGAATCTGTCACGGTGGGTGGAAACACTTACAACTATAGTTTCCAAAAACTAAACTTAACGAAGAAAGGTGACATTTGGCGCGGAGGAACTGAAACGGGCACCTATGGTCCTGGCTTTTCTGGCTTAACGGGTAAGGTCGCTTTTACCAACTTTGACATGAACGCCAGAGAAATCTACAAGGAATACCTAAAAGGTCCGATGGATAACCTTACCAGCAAACTAGGCCTACCCGCTTATGGTGTCCGCTCCCCTGTATATAGACTGGGTTAGACGCCTAGAGCTAAGAACGGCCATAGTATTTATACAATTGATATTCCAATATTTGACGATTGGGTAAATCATAGGTAAGAAATTCGTAGCCATAGACCGTTAGACCCCCTTCTTTTTTTAACACTTTATTGACAATCACCAAATTAAAAAAATGGAGCAAACACAGGATTTCAACTTCATTGGAGGTAACCTTATCAATATCAAATGGCTGGATACTGGTGCTAACCACCGTTTTATTAATTAAATCATCCCCCGTAATTCGTTCCATCATTTTATTTTGTTTTTGCTGGTTTTCTAGGAACTGCTTAAAGGTATGGGCATGATTTTTCTCAATAAATAATACAAGGGATGTTTTTGAACATGCCGGATCATAATTAGCCGTAAGCATTTCTCGGTGAATACCATAATAGGTGCCGCGGGTTTTGATAGAATATAGGTGATTATGATGAATAATCTTAGGTCTATCCAACTGTATTTTATATTGGAGCATCATTTATCTTTTATTGTTTTTTCTTTTTATATACTAAGTGTAAAGAGGATGTTATTACAAGTGCTATTAGCCATTACATTGGTTATTATATTCTTTATCGTTGGATTCTCCATCTACAATTTAGAATTTGTCAAGTCCATCCGGAAATCCGGTATGACAAAGTCTGCGGTGCAGGTATTCAAGGGAGTTAAGGATATGTATATGACGACAAATGAAGTATATAATACCCAAGATAAAAGCTCTAGTTCTTACCGCCCCTTAGAACTTTCATACAATCAACCCGCTGGCGCGGAATTTACCTATAACTTCTGGCTCTACATGGATGCAACTAAAGCATATCCGTCTGGATGTGTCGCATCTACTGAAAAAGCTGCGGATTCTGGATTTAAGACAACCACCACGGGCGCCAATGGGGGTAAGCCTCTGGTTTTATTCTTAAAAGGAAATCCAACACTCGGCACCTATAAAAATATATGTAATAACGATAAATTAGACGTGTTGGTAAAGGGACCTTTAGTCAAACTTGAACAATGTGGAAAGAATCTAACAGTTGAGTTTAATACTGTGCAATCTCCAGACATCACTTCTGAGAATTCACCCGACCTCTGTTCTACCAGCACAAATGCATCATGGGCATCTGCAAATGCTCATAAAGTTACATTGACGGGAATTAATGATACGAAGTTTGATAAAAAGTGGAATATGATTACCATTATTATCCAAGATACATACCCTAATGATCCTCAACCCATTCGCAATAAAGTGCGCTGCCGTATTTATGTGAATGGATTATTAGAGTTAGACCGTTATGTGAATAACAGTATTGCGGGAACATTTGCTAGTCAAACCGCGAGTTTATTAAAACAAAACGATGGTCACTTACATATTAATCCCGTTATTTCCAGCACGATAGATGCGACCGTAACCACCACTAAACCGAATGGTGAAAAAGGTGTTATGATGGCCGACCTGGCCTATTTCAACTATGCCCTTGAAGCCAATGAGATTAATACCTTATTTGATGCCAAATTTACAAAGACAGTAGCTACAGCCCCTGGTGCGGATAATATCACCAGTGCAGATGAAATCTATAACTACGCAGCCAAGCCAAGCACCAAACAATTCACGGCGTTTTCGTAGATGGAGCCGCCGTTGCATTCAAGCGGATTTCGTAGATGCCAGACTTTTTAGAGGTATAGAGCTTACACGCTTGAGGAAATGTAGATAATAAATATTGACAGGATGCTTTTGACGTTTCTATACGGTCATAAGGACGTGCCTGCATGCCACCTGGTGTTTTATAATATCTCGTTTTTAATACCATACGGTTTAATCGTAAAACCCCTTGGTCTTGCATATAATACAAAAGGGTGCGCTCTACGTCTTCTTTTTCTTCCAAATGTAGCTGCAATGTCTCGCACGGTTGATTGATACATCCCCAGAATGCACCTACACAGAATCTTAGGTCAGTGGTGCGCTCAGGCAAATCTTTCATAAAATAACCATTTTTCACTGGATAGATGCCAAAGAGATGTATCTTTTTCGCATGCAACTCTTGAAATGCGCTTAGCATGGTCTCCTGAAATGTATCGGCATTCATCTCATGCAAAGGGTAACGTTTAGCGGATTTCGTATCGCTGATAGATAGATCTTCTTGCATATAAAAGAATGCTTCTACATCGTCATCTATCTGTATCAGTGCAGTGCCGGCTGGATAATAGCGTCTAATATGGTTTCGCATATGATGGAGTCCCAAGGGGCCGACTTGGATGGTAACTTCTGGATAATCTTGCAAGGCTGCTTGATACTCGGCCAGTTCTTCTAAAACCACAAAAACAGTGATGTTGTATGTAGCTATATTTAATTTTTTGTGTAATAATAGAAGTGTTTTATCTATTAAACACTGCGCTCTACGATAAGAGGGAATTGCAAAAAATATATGTTCCATGATGCTCTGTATATTATATAGATATGCATATTTTCTTAAACGCGTTTAAAGACCTTTATCGGGTGGAGCCAAGATGGGCGCAGGTGTCCATTATCCTTATCCTCATTGTAAGAGTAATGCAGCACCGGATCTAGCATGAAGGAAGGAATGCCAGACATACCCCAATAGCAACCCATTAGCCCTCCCACAATACACGCATTGGTGTCCGTATCACCTCCTTTGAGTAGCGTATGTGCAATTGCTTCTTTGTAAGGTGTTCTATGATAAAGATGGAAGAGCGCCAGCACGAAGCCGTGTTTTAGAAATCCAATCCGCTGAAGGCAGTCATTATAATCAGTCATGGTCTGAGCCAGCTCCATCCACTTTCGCACTTCTTTACAGGCGTTCTTCTTTGCCCACTGAGTAGCTTCTTGGAATGCATACGCTACATCTTGAGGGTGTATAATTAGACAATTAATAAGAATACTATATACTGCAGAGCAGTCTTTACAAACTGGGTTGGGATGGGTCAAAGAGGCATCTAGTTTGGCCATCTCTGCGATCATATCAACCGATATTAGATGCTTCGCTCCAAAGACCCCTATGGGTGTGCAACGCATCAAGGCGCCGTTGGCCGCCCCATAACAATTTACTTTGGCCGAATGTTTAATCATTTTAGAAGCCAGTGTATTTAGCGCCTGCTCTCCACCTTCTTTCATGAGTTCAGCACCATAAGAGAGCGCCTGTGTAGTTGTCCTGCCAATATCAAATGGTTTAGAGTTATACCAATCAATGTATTTACTCGCAATCGCATTTAGATCAAACTGATAAGATGGAGAGAGTGCGGTCAGTAGGGACATGGTCAGCTCTCCATCGTCAGTGATCTGACCCTTGCCCATTTGTAGCGCACCACCACCAGGCATCCACATAGCCTTTTGCACAACGTCCTCTGTGAGCGTATATTTCCAGAATTCCAAAGGGGCGCCTGCCGCATCCCCACAAAGCGCACCAAAGATGGCACCGTGAGCGTAATTCATTATATTTCTATGTAGCGTAGCGTTACAATTGTAACAACATATATATATCAATTTTTTTATTTCATCAATAGATTTAAACATTCTTTCATAAGTAGAGTAGAACGATAAATATGGCCGGTGGTGTAATGCAACTGGTTGCTGTTGGCGCCCAAAATCAATTTATTACAGGCGCACCTGAAATGAGTTTCTTTAAACAAGTCTATAAAAGGCATACCAATTTCTCTATGGAGGGTGTGCGTCAGACGTTTCTTACAAAGCCCACGCTAGATAACTCCCGTGGAATATTCACCTGTCGTATCAATCGTGTCGCCGATTTATTGAAAGATGTATATTTCTCGTTCCAGTTGCCAAACGTTTATTCCACAGATAAATTCCGGTTTCGTTGGATTGAGAATGTGTCTCAGTATATTATCTACAATTGCAGTGTCCGCATTGATACGCAGCTAATAGACCAATTATGGGGAGAATGGATGGATGTATGGAACGAATTAACCTTAACGACGGACCAAAGGGAGAGCTATAACAAAATGACGGGTAATGTGGAGGAATTTACCGATCCGAAGTCACTCATCCCTTATGTCGTGATAGATAACAATAATATTAGCTATTCCTATTACCCAGAAGGTTATGGCACACCATCTATTAGAGGCAGGCGTTTCTTTGTGCCCATTCCTTTTTGGTTTACTAAGAATCCAGGTTTAGCCCTTCCATTGATTGCGTTACAGTATCAGAATATAGATATTACCTTTGAAATTAGAGACCAAGAGGAGCTTTATCAAATCTATGAAACGGACAGTGGTCTATATGTAAGTCCAAGCGAATACCGTCAAATTCACCCAACCCAATCAGAAGTGCCCTATAATCAAGACATTAATACAATTGTAGGAACACCCCTCCAAGGTTATCCGATTGAGGATGTCGCATTGAGACGTTTCTTAGTGCCACTGGGCACCAGTTATGCAGCTCTTTTGAACAGTGTGGATATAGATGCCTATTTGGAATGTAATTTTATCTTCTTGGATGAGAGTGAGCGCCGTGCCATGGCCATGGACAGTCACGATTATTTAGTGGAACGTGTATTTCGCACAGAGAATGGTGGTATCTTGACCAATAATACCCTTGATTTAACGTTACAGAATCCAGTGAAAGAGGTTATTTTCTTAATGCGGCGCAGCGATATGAATAAATACAATGATTGGTCTAACTTTACCAATAGTTTAACACGTCTGAATAACAATCATATTCTCAAGACGGCAAAGATGTTATGGAATGGTATGGATCGGTTTGAAGAAAAGCCGCCGGAATATTTCAATTATATTCAGCCTTATCAACATCATACGCGCGCACCGAAGGACGGTGTCTATGTCTATAGTTTCGCACTTTATCCAGAGAAAACCCAACCGTCGGGTTCATTTAATGCCTCTATGGTCAATAAAATACAGCTCTATGTCACAGCCAACCCACCATTGGCATCTTATGATTATGATATTGTCATCTATTCCTTTTACTATAATATCTTTAGAGTCATGAGTGGTTCAGGAGGCATGGTGTTTGCGAACTAAGGTTTAATAATATTCAATACTATTAAAAGGATGGATCTCATTTTGTTAATTGTCATTGCATTTGTATTATGGTTGGTCTATGCGCTGTATAATGCCTATAATGGTATTATTGCTGAGATGAGAGAGATGCGGATGAAATGCATTGGAACCACGACGGAGAAGATGGAGTCTAAACTGGTAGAAAAGCCTGTAGAGAAAGAGCTTTTTAAAGTTCCGGATGCGATGATCGGGGGCTTAAAATTGCTCTTGAAACTCGCTTAAAGTAAAACTGCGTTAACGTATTAACGTGATATAATGCCCGCTAAAGTAGCAGCCACACCTAGGAAACGGAAAACGAAGAAGGATGAAGCAGCGGCGCTTGCAGGAGAGGGTGCTTTGCAGGCTGGCACTGGTCTGGGTGTTATTGCCCCAGTTCAAGAGGGTGCTGGAGACTATGTGATTATCCAGTTGCCTATTCAAACGGATAAGATTAAGAATCTTATGGAGTTGGATTCACCAAACCCAACGACGCATGCGATAGATCCGGAGCCATATATACCAGATAACCAATTTATCTCCGTCAATGATAGTTTGATTGAGGCGCCCGGAACACACAGTTCGTTTGATGAAATGATTAAACAGAATACGGAGAATTATAAGATGAATGATACGCATAAGAACTGTTGTTATTGGTGTTGCCACTCCGTGGGTGCGAAAGAATTTGGTATGCCTATCAAATATGATATGCAGTATAAGACCTTCACGACGTTTGGTAGCTTTTGCTCTCTAGAGTGCGTCGTTGCCTATAACTATTCCAACCACACTGGTAGTGATCGTATGTGGGAAATTCATAGCTGGACACAGATGATCGCGGAGAAGATTGGATTTAATACACCAATTCGTCCCGCACCATCACGCTATCTCCTAAAGATGTTTAATGGCACATTGGATATAGAAGAATTTCGTAATGCACACAAGTCCAATCTAAAGACGTATATTATGAATATGCCACCCATGATTCATATTCAGGCACAGATGGAAATTCTCAATACGTCATTTATCAATCAGAAAAATAATATTACTACGACGGATAGTGATAAAAATAAACTTTCTAGAAAACGTAATGTGGTGGATATGAAAAAATCTTTGGATAGTAAAATGAATTTGACGATTACAACCATTCAAGAAGAGGAGGGGCTCCTCCTCCAAACTACTTAAAGAAAATTTGATTTAGTTTAAGTGTGAGATGATAAACACCATTATGAACACTATTAGCGTCGCCACCACTGCCCCTACCCACTACCGTGTCTCTACCATTACATGCAATGGTTCCATTGGTTCGGCGGTAGATCTCACCAATCTGTATAATAAAATTCCTGTCATTGAGCTTGGTTCTGATGTGACAGAAGGGTTTATTTATGTAATTGATCGCAATGGGAAGGAAACAATGGGCGTTAATCCTAAGAAAAAGCGGGTAGTAAAAAAGAAGGAAGCAGATGAGGAAGTAAAGTATCGTCGTTTTGATAATGCTATTTCTACCTATTTCAAAATTCGTCCGGATTACTATCCGAGTGTAAAAATCTTTAAAAATGGAACGATTCAAATGACGGGTATTAAGACCATTGAGGATGGAGAAGCGCTACATCGCTTTGTGTATGATACCTTTCATAAAATTTATCTTGAACATCCTGCGCTCTTTGTAAAAGAGGTCTCCTATTCGTCGGAGAACTTCTTTGTCCGTATGATAAACAGTGATTTCTCTGTGCCTTATTTGATTCGTCGTAAGGATCTCCATCATATTCTTATTTCTGAGAAATATCAAAACAGTTGTAGCTTTCAACCTGGCACCTATCCGGGTGTGAAACTCCAGTATTTCTGGAACCCTGTCATTGGCAGGAACAACGGACAATGTATTTGCACCGAGGCAAAATGTTTTGGAAAAGGCAATGGGAATGGTCATGGCGAATGTAAAAAAGTAACGGTCTCTGTCTTTGAGAGTGGAAAGATTCTGATTACAGGCGCAACCAATTTTGAACAAATCAACGAAGCCTATGGTTATATTACACGTATTCTAGAGGAGAACTATTCGGTCATTCGGAAAGTCTATGCTTAGCGCCAGCTTCACTTACCGCACGCGATGCTTAGCGCCAGCATACAAACTGGTATTGTTCAGAGAGTTTGGTATGGTTAGGGAATTGTTGGGTATTGTTGCCAAGGCGAGTTTCACCAGGGATCATATACATACCTTCTGGTGGTGGATTTGCACTTTTTAGATTTTGCGTAACAAGGACATGGGCTTCAGGCTCAACGGGGATATTGCGCCAAGGGGCATTCAGAGGGGCTTCTGTGCCAACATATAAACCTCCATTGGGTAGCCGTGGTGGTATTCCAAAGGGATCTTCTTTTTCAATGTAGCTATAAGAGAGAGACATTCTGTTTAAACTTAAAGAATAAAATTATATTAGTAGTAAAGAATGAAACGTGCTGAGCCAGAGCCCGAAACCCAGCCCCTAACTTCTGACGAAATTATTGCTATTGTTGAAGAGATTGCGGAAAGTAGTTCTACGCTGAAAGATAAACAGCGCATTTATCGTAATAAATACCCTGAATTCGCGGAACATTACCCTGTCCTATTTGAAATGAGCACCCAAGACAATTTTGATCTGGAGCGGTTGAAATTTATGATTCGTCTCAGAGACAAAATTGATAAATCTGAAATTACTCAATACGATGCCTCGGCAGCTGTTGGACAAAGCCTATACAATACGTATGTTCATGATAAAATTAAAGACCTGCCACCTACTAAAGAATAAAAATAAAAATTGAAATATATTAAAGCGATACCTATTATTACTATCAACCACTCTCCTAAACCTTATATCCAATGGCTCAATTCTATCCCAAACTCTCTGCCCTGCTCCAGGAGGTGCATGCCCTAAAACAGGAGGTTGGTGCGATGGATGCGAAAGCCCTTCTCATGGACGTGCTCGTAAAGAAGCATTACTGGCCTTATCTACAAATTAAATACTTTGGTAATGAAAGTTCTCTCATTCTACTGCACAACGTGTATCGTCAGAATGTCCCAGTGGCAGATATGGAACTTTACGATGAGTGCCGCAGTGTGGTGCTAGATATGAATGCACCCGAAGGAGAAAATATTATTCTGTCTCTGTCTAAGAAAATTCCGATTCGGATGGATGTGGAGAAGTTTGAGGAGATTCCTTGCGATACGATTCGTATGTATGAAATGGGTTACGAGGGAACCATGATTTATATGTATTACCACCTAGATAGATGGTATATGAGCACGAGCACATGTCCTTCAGTGGATCGCTCGCGTTATTTTAACCCGAATAAGTCACATGGTCAGATGATGGATGAGGTGCTCCAAACTCTATTTCCTGAGATTGAGCAATCTAAAGATCTGCGTGACAAACTATGTTCCTATCTGAATCCCGGTCAGACATATAACTTCCTTCTTGTCCATCATGAGAATGGTTGCCTAATGAATGCAAACTATACGGAGCTCTTTGGTGCCAATTATAGCATGCTCTTTCACCTGAGCAGCCGTAATCGTCAAACCATGGCGGAGACCTTTGAGGCCGTGCCTGAGCTAGAAGAGCTGGGTATTAAATATACGGTTAAGTTTCCTACGAAATCAATCATGAACGTTTATATTCGTGATACGCAACCGAGTATTTATGCGGTCATTGCGCATACGGACAGTATTCTCTATAAAGTTAGCTCTCGGGAAATTCTAGAAAAAGAAGAGCAAACCCATGGTCACCCGAACCCATGGGTGAATCTTATCTGGATTTATATGCAGAACAAGCCTCATCTGCGTATGGAAGATTACATTCAGAACAACCCAACGGAGCTACAAAAGGTATCTGATTCCTCTGGGGCGCTAATTTCTCCAGCGCGCGTAGTGGCAAAGGTGATGACGACGATTCGTGATATTCTATTCTCACTGTATCGCACGACCACCTTCTACTTTAAATCTACCAATACCTATCGCATGAATCGCGAACTGGATCAGACGCTGCCTCCCATTCTACGATTCCATCTAGCCCAGTTGCGTCATCTTCAGATTACCTATCACAATACACAGCCACTAACGCGTCATGCCATTCACCATTATATCTGCCATCATCAGACCATGAAGAATATTCGGCTCCTGATAGACGCTTTTACCAACAACCATTCCATCTGCCCAATGGACACGCAGTCGGCGGATTGTTTCACAATCCTATATCGCTCACTTCGCGGCGGTCGTCAATAGCGTTCTGGTTTCACGACATATCTTCTTAGTCTGAGCGTCCGACCACGCTTTTAATACAGTGGGTAACTTAATGCGAACACCTTTATCAAACAACATCTTAATGCGTTTTACCAACCCAGTGCTGGTGCATTTATCGGCCTCATCTAATAAATCACTGGGAATAATACCATATAAATTATCATAAAAGACCTTTTTAACTTTATTTTTTGTAAATTGATATCCAAACGATACCTGTATGTATTTACTGTTTTCAATGAATTCACTTTGGAAGGCATCGTCTAGATCTTCCACATCACTTGTCAGAATGACGATCATCCACTCTAATGTGGCCTCTATCTTCTTACGAGCCGGAGAAGAAGAGAGTTCTTCCAAGGCGCTTTTCCATTGGGCAATCTGGGTTTTTCTAGAGGGCGTATATTTACCAATCTGCTTTACGTCTTCGGTAATCTCATCGTATAACTCATTTACTTCTTCGCTAATAGACGCGAGTTTTAGCTTCTCATCCGGAGAAATTTTTATTGTCTTCGTCTTTGGTTTCTTTTTCTTGTCGCTGGAGCTAGAGGATCGAGACTTGGATTTTACACGAGGAGGTGTGTGTGAAATAGCGATTTCGTCGTCTTCATCCCCCTCACCTTCTTTGCCTTCTTCTATGCCTTGAATCTTCTTCTCCAATGACCCAATCCGCTCTGTCCGCTTGGAAGCTTCTTGTTGGGCTTCACTCTTATCTAAGACGGCCTCATAATTCTGTGGTATTTGATGGGCATAACGGCATCCAGTGTAATAATAGATACCTATACCAATATCTTCCATGATATCCATAAGGTGAAAACTGCGCCCTTCTAAATCACGATAGGACTTGCCCTTACTGGCCTGTGGATAGATATTTCCTAAGAAGACTTGCTTATGCACCTCATTAGTATAGTCTCTGGGCGTATCAATCACGCCTGAATATTTGAAGCATTTGTCACTGCCCAGATTAAAACGCATGGTGCCTTCTTTAAAAACGGTGCGATCCATTGGAGGGAACGAACGAAAGACGCCGGATTTTGCAATAATGACTTTTTCCTTGTCAAAGTTTAAGAAGAGATTGGTTGTTAAATTAGGCACATACTCGCCGGGTAAATAGATACGAATGCTATGACCCAATATCTTTTCAATCTCTTTCAGGTGTTTGATTGGATTGCGTAATAATGCACGCTTGTTCGGGTTAGAGAAGATGTCTTGGAATGCACAAGAGGTGCTTAGATAATTATAACGACCACATTCTGGGAAGACAACCAATATTTTATCTTTTGGCATAATCACCCTTTTCTCAAAACCAGTCACTGTCTCAGAACCATGACCCGATATCAAATAAAGTTTCTCATCATTGACCCCCTCCCCTTCTATATCTAGCTCGTCGTTAATGGATGCATCGTTTCTTAACATTTCTTTATAGGCTGGCACAATTTTTTGCGTTTTTAAGCATTTCTCCAAACCAGAACGTTGGCTTACATCGCCATCTATCTGAAGATATAAATTGGTTTGCTTTTCTGCCAGTGTTTCACGGAAACCTTTCACACGATTCGCTGCATGTTGAAGACGTTCTTTCGCACTTTTATGGTGTTCTTCCATGCGCTTATCTATTATTTTCGCATTATCCGATTTTAAGATCTGATATTCTTCTTTGAGCACATCGCATTTCGCTGCCATACGAACCTTTTTATTGTTCAGGGCATGTGTTTTACTCTCAAACTCTTGTCGGGCATCCTTTTCACACTGCACCACATCAATGTCCTTATTGCAATCTTGTAAATCATAATCCTTGTCTATATCTAAATTAGCGAGCTTAATCTTGTATTCTGCCTTTAATGCTTTCTTCTCTTCAGGTGTTTTCTCCTTCGCAATCTCTTTTAATTCGGCACGTAGTGCTTTCCCATAGTCCTTGTATTCTTTTTGAATTCTTTTTTTACAGTCCGCCTTGGAATCCAAGCATTTCTTTAGTTGCTTTTTAAAATCGGTTTTTAAATCGGCAAATTCTTCCGTCATTTTACCCTTCTTAACGCACTCCTCAATGGCCTTTTCTTTCTCCTTATTTATTTTATCATAGACAACTTCTAATGTGCGGCGATATTTAACGGCCTCTATATGCACATATTTTGAATCTTTTTCAAAATCTTCTATCTTACTTGTAACAAGTTGTTTATAATCCAGATAATCTACAATAGCGTCTTTAAATTCATAATCGGACATTTCTACACGAATCTCATGGAATACAGGGTAAGCAAAAGAACGAATATCTTTCTCACGATTTAGGTAGCTCACGGATCCCTCCATTTGCTTCTGGAATTTAACCAATCCAGCTTCAGAGAATTTACCCTCATCGTTTAAGAACTCCGTAGAGAACTGGTCAAAGTCTTCTGGTAGGGGTTTCTTTAGAATTAAATTCATGACCCGAATCATATCCATCGCATCTGATGTATAAGGAGTTGCCGTCATCATCAGCACTTTTACGCTATCTTTTCCAGAGGTATCGTAAGAATGTTGCAGTGCCTTCTTAATGACATCTATATCAGCCTTCTCTTGGCCTTCTACGTCGGCCGCAAATAACTTATGGGCTTCATCTATAATCAAAAGGGTCTTATGTAGCGGATCCTTTTTGCCATTGTTTTTTACTAAGATATCGTGAAGCTTATTCTT